ATGTTTAATCGTTGTTGTTACCCTTGCATTAAGAACGGGAATATCTTTTCCGTTATGTTTAATCGTATCCATTATGTTGTTACCTCCTGGCTGATGTTCAAATAGCTGATTCCAATATCGGTAGAGTCTGAACTACTCATTTTGACTTTAAGGGCTACCCCTGATTCTACCACCAACGGTAAGGTTAAAATTTCAACACTGGTGTTCGCTGCTAATGTTTCCGTGTCTACAATCTTAGTACTTCCATTGGTAATGGTAATCGTTGGAGTGTTCCCTGTACTATTGGTCACTCTAAATGATTTAATAATGACCGTCTCTACTGAGCCTGAGCTGGCAACCGCTGGTGTTAATAGTGTTTGTTCGACATCGGTGGTTAGAGTGTTTCCTAAAAATTTATACTGATTAACTATGGCCATTACATTAGAAAGAAGTTTCTAGCTTCAATCTCCTGTTTGAGTTCTTCCTGAAACGTGGTGTTAAGTTTCTGGATGACACCATCCAGATTTCTAACGAGTGAGTTAGCAACGGTTGGATCATATTCTAATCCGGCTCTTGTTAATACTTGTACTATCTTGGCCATAATGCTGCTAGGCCTCCTCGTCTAAAAGGACTGCTTTCCCATCCTGAATCATCACGAGTGTATCCTGCTCCCGCACTTGGATCTCCTTCATGTTGACCGGTAAAAGCAAGTCCTCCTCCAGGTGTTCCTTGATAATTTGGTCCTAATAATTGAGTTACATTACCTACTGGTTTTTCCTGAGCCGCTCTATTAAGTACATTCGTTTGTCTTTTTTCCCATCGTCTTCGAGCTCTAGCTGGTTCACTATACCATCCTCCTAGAGCATTCATTCTATTTAATTGCATAGGAGTATGACCATAAGCACCTTGAGTAGCAGGTCGGTATGTAAATAAATTTCCTATTCCTCCTGTAATATTTTGTGCTTGATTTTGAAACCATGTATTCTCATCATCATCTCCTTGATTAAGAAGAATTCTAAGAAGCCAACTCCAGGGATTTCCTCCCATTTTTAAACCTATACGAGCAATTCCTCCGACTTCCTTTTTTATTCGACTACCATAGGTATCGGTCCAGTCACGAGCAATCTCCGGCTCGTTGGCCCATAAATATCGTCTTTGTTTTTCTGATTGAAAAGGCATTATCTTCTTCCACTCGCTTGAACGTCTAATCTAAACGTTCCTAATTTCCAGTTTTGATCGACGGCGGTATTCTCGACTTTCAATGCCACCGACCGAGCTCGCGCTCTTGTATCTTGTTTCGTGGTACTCGAGGTAATATCAAAAGGTCCCAAGGTTGAACTTGCTTGAGCCGAATTTGGATAGTCTCTTAAGTATAATGTTATACGGGTCGTTCCGGTCTGCGTCAAGAAGTCAGGAATAAATCTTCGGATCGACATAAAGTATTCACCATCACCCCTAAACGTCACCCCTTGTTTTTGATCTTGAGTAATATCAAAATCTCCAGATTCAATGTTAGCTGTGATCGCTGTACTCACACCTCGTTTAACCTGGTTGTTTCCTTTTTCTTGTTCATAATAGGTAGTAATGCCATCGGTGTTACCAGTAACATCAAAAGAGCTATCGGTATCGGCATCATAATGAGTGGCATGAGGTTTGCCAAAGACGGCTGAATCTTCCCAGGTAGTTCTATTTAAACTTCCTGTGGTCCAGATTCCTCGTTGAGCGGATGAGTCAATATAGTTATAAGAGACCATTCGATTAATGACATTAGAACTCTCAGTACAATAAAACCAGATCACTTCTCCAAAAAGATTATTCAATCCACAATTAATAAGTTGGTTAGACGTGGTATTGATATCATCGTACACATAGTCTTCGACCAAACAGTCCATCGATTCAAGTTGACCGGTGTATCTAAAGAAACCATTGTCTGACATCCAATAAGCTGCTCCATCCACTTCCACCCGTGCATTCTTGCCAATGAGTCCACAGTTGGTTCCCACTTGTTCGTAAGCGAAGGTAAACGGAGACCCAACAAAACGCATGGTAAACATGGCTGTGTCGGTCCAGATATAAAGTGCATCACGACCTCTTAAACTGCCCATGATTTTAGAACCATCGGCGAGTCTTTGTGTACCGGCGGTGTTAATTGCTGTCGGTGTATAATCGGTAATATCTTCCTGAGAAGAAAATCGTATAAACATGTCATCTTGTGTGGTTGTCGTTCCAATCGTAGTTTCCGTTCCGAAGAACACTAAGTGCCGATCGGGTGTAGAAACCAGCATGTCTCTTGAGGCAGTAGGTGCATTAGCTATAATGGTAGCTCTAGTGGATGTTGCTGAAGTTGCTGTTGAATCCCATTCAAAACAAGGGCCATTAAAAATTAAAGCGATCAGTTTAGTTCCATAATTATCAAGGCTCCACATGCCAGGATCAAAAACCTTATCTCCTGAAGCTGCTTCACCCCATCCAACATAGTCGGTGGTATTGGTAATTGTTGCTCCATCGGAATGTGTCGCTGCCGTTGTATTTCGAACGCCACGGGTAACACCGGTTAATTCATCACTACTAATGCCGGTATAAGAAATTTCTTCTGAATCAATTTGAATATAAGAAGTTCCTGAAGAAGGAAAATTACTTGAATCGGCTAAAGTAATGCCGCTTGTTGCCGCAGCATCGGTAATGGCTCCATCTAAAGTCGTAGTAACTTCTCCTGAAACCGTACCACTCCATTGACCAATTCCCCAGCCGAAAGCTCCGAGTTGTTGAGCGGGTCCGACCGGATAATAATATTGAACGCGAATTCCTCCTGATGTGGTTGCTCCAGCTCCTGTTTCCACTGAAGGCATCGTAATCGTAATCGTTGTCGACGTAGGGACTGATGTGACCATAAATTTTTTATCATCAAAATCAGCTGCGACATAATTAGAACCTGTGATGGTTGTAAAATTATCTAGATAAACAATATCTCCGGCACTCATTCCATGATCAGAACCAAAGGTAATTGTAACGGCTGCTGTAGCAGGACCTGGGCTCGTGCCCACTGTTGAAAATGCACTGGTTAAAGTAGTTGTAGTTTTAATAGGATGAATGTCATAAAAAATTCCTCCTGAATAAACGTAAAGAATTCGATTGGTGCCAAGAGCTGCGTATTTAATGCCTGTATTGTCAACAAAATGATGGAGAGCTCGTGTTGCACCTGTTAAGTAACTTTCTCCTAGTTCAGCCCACCCACCTATTTTCTCAGGTGTTGAATACCTAAAGCGAACATTGTCCCCAGCAATCCATTGCCCTTCGGCCGTGGTTGGTGTGACTTGTTTGTTGAATCCTGGTAGAAAGCCTATCTTTTGTAACATAGAAATCCGTTTCTACTACGAATATACTATATTTTTGAGGAGATCAACTCCTTACACCATCCGTTTTCATAGTCAATAGCCATGACTTCTTTAGCTTTTGCTTCTTGTGCTTCGGTAATGATCCGTGGTGCGTGTTCCCTGAGCCTTGTTTTCTGAATCTTTTTTCCTCCAAGTTGTTCCAAGAACGGAAGCAGCTTGGTATCAATCTCATTCATATTCCAGACATGGGTATAGATGCTTGGATCAGGGCCCAACATGTCCGTGTTGGTTCGGCAATGAATTCGAACGTAATTATTTTTTAAATGTTCATAATAGTTATCAAGGAAATAATCTAAATTATTAAGACGAGGATATTTTTTCTGACAATAATAAAAGCCACTTATAATTTTATCAACTGGATCACGGTAGACAGCAATCCGAATCTCGCACGCTTTGAGTTCTTGATGATAGGCTTCAAATCCTTTCTCACGTCCGATGTAGGAATCCTTGCCACAATGATTCTGAATATTGGTTCCACTATACTTGGTTGGTTTTTCATCCCATAAGAGTTGACCGAGATAATTAATGATGGTCGTGGATCCTGCTTTATTATTCCTGACATATCCCAGACGTTTACCGCCTAAGGTGACATGAATTAAGGCCATTATTTAGAAGGAATGCCTAGAAGAGGACGTTTGTCATAGAGATTAGTCTTAGCATAAGGACCGTTGGCATGATTATAATGTAAGAAAACTTGAGAGCATACACTACCTTGAAACAGTTCTCGCCAATGCTCGAGTTCACAGCCTGAATAAATAAGCATGTCTCCTACTTTAAGATCGATACGGGTTCCTTTAGGGGCTCCCGGTTTAACTACGGTAGTCGTTTCTTTTCCAGATAAAATATTATCCTCTCCTGTAGGATCCATATAAATAGGCCATTCACCTCCCCCTAGATGTAAAGTGGTAGAAATCTCACAACTAGGTCGATCTTTATGACGATGTAAAATATTTCCTTTTTCATAAAGGCGCGTGTATGAGTAGGTAGGAATTAAATCCATTCCTGTTTTCGCTTTCATAATTGGAATCATATACATCAATAAAGTCTCCATTACCCAGTCTGCATATTTACTATAACATCCTGGAATCTGTGTATCATCTCGTCTACCTATAAAAGGGTTAAGTGGATTCACTCTATTATCCTTCATCATAAAATCTACAGCATCTCGCTGCAGCATCATATAATTAAAGATAAAATTAGCGAGCTCTTTGGAAAGAGCCTGTCGAATCACTTGATATTTTTTTGTTTTAAAACTCATTGACGTCTCATCATAGGAATAGGATATTTAAGGGTTGTTCCTTCTTGTCCCATTACTCCCATAAAAAAAGTAATTAAAGTTAAACGATCCTTTTTCTCTGTACCAAAACTTTCAGCTCCATGCCATTGATGACCATCAAAAAGAACTAATCGATTAAAATTAGAATGAAGATCCACCACTTTTTCAAAATATGCATTTGATTTTTTTCGCCATTTTTCACTCAAAGAACGGTTTTGAAGATCCTTATAGAACTTTACTTTTTTATCGTCATACATATCCTGCGGAGCAACATGTTTTGCTTTATAAAGACTTGTACCACTATCGGGATGATTACTTAAATAAATAATGACTGTAAGCTCGACGCCATAATCACGATGAATCCACCCCTTTTGGCCATATGTTTTATAAGGGATCTTTTGAAAGTGTTGAAAAGCTTTCCATTTAATCTGTTCAATGTTCATGGGAAACAATAGGTTCATTATCTTTATAGTTGACCAGGTAAAAAAATCTTTATCTAATTTACCCAACCCTTCTGTTCGTGTACCTGGAAATTGATGATCTTCTGCTCGTTTATATTTAAATTGTTTAGAAAAATTTACAATCTTATGAGGATCATCAAAAAAATTATCAACAATTAAAGTAGGCCACATCATTCATTCACCTGAATAAAATTAAAAGAAACCGATACACGCCAGCTCTTTTCTCCTTTTTCTTTAGATTCATTTATCTGTACACCATGAGGAAGCCATGCCGGGAACATAATTATCTGTCCTTCGATCGCTGGATAAATAACCGTACGCCATAAGGCTTTAGGCAACCCTTTAAGTCGTCGAGGCATCATAATATTGGGCCCTGGTCTTGGATCTTCAAGAAATAAACTACCTGAATTCTTAGGAACTTTCACATAATAAACACCCGACCATTGAGAATTAGGATGGGTATGTTGTTTATTATACGAACCTAAATAATTAATATTGGCCCACATATTCCCTAAACCTGGTTTTAGTTCCATGCCATAGTCTTTAAAAACTGCATATTGCATGTCAAAGAGTTCATCGGTCAAAGATTTATATTCCTTTTTTAAATACATATCGGTTGGACTATGCCACCCCCCTCCTGCATTAGTTTTGTCTAGGCTTTTTTCTTTTTTACTCCAAGCTTTAATTAGAGGAAATAAATATTTATTTAATTTTTGAGGATCTTTCACCATTTTAAAATAAACAGGAGTCGGGAATAAAATTTCTCGGTTCATTAAAAGTAATTAAAATTTAAAATGAGCCTGTTTTTACAGTCCGTTGAATTCGTGCCCAGGTGATAGGCACCCGTATCAAAAAACACCGTTCTATTCTTAACAGAGGGCACTTTCTCCTTTCCTTCTTTAAATTGAGTATATCCATTATTTGTATTTAAATAATAGATGGCTGCTTTAGCCTTATATTCTTGGTCTTGATGATATGACCCTACAATCAATTTTTGAGAATAGGGGTTTAAATTAATTTTTATTCTAATTAAGGTTTTATAATTTAATTTAGTTAATATAGGTTCTAAAATCCTAAAATTGTGAGAGGTGACATTATCCAGACCATAGAAGATATGAACAAACTGAAAGGCCTCGAGAGTGGTTTCCTTCTCATGTTTAGAAACTTTATATCCATAAAAATGCCAGGGAAAATATTCCGTTGTTATACTATTATACAACGTTTGATGCTCTGTCTCGTTTAAATAATTATCCTCTACCCTTATCATTTAAACCGAGGTCCTCCGAACCACATCACCAGGGATCGTCTAACTCCTTTCTTTACTTTGATCACTCGATGACGAAGCAGACTATTAAAGAAAATAGCTTGTCCTTGTATTAATGGAGGAAGCTTATGGCTTTCCCCCATAAACTCCATATCTCCACCTTCAAATTCAGAGTGATGCGAAAGCAAAATCGTCATGGATATTTTTCTAACAGGAGGTTCATTCCGGCAAATAAGATTAGCATCCATATGCCAGTCATAAAAGCCTCCTTTAGGATATTCGGTGAATTGAGCATATTCGGTAAGTTGCATCCCTTCATAACCAAAATGGTTACTATTGGTTCGGTTCATGCACTCTTCAATTGTTTTATATATATCAGGCATCGCTTTAAAAGGAATCCAACTGATGATTGTAACTCTTGCTTTGATATCATGTTTTCCTTCTTTTTCCTCTATGTGTCCTACCTTAGCATTTTGAGCTTTTTGCTGATGGCCTATATCAATAATATTCTGACATTGTTGAGGAGAAAATAGGGGTCCTATAGTATTAGCAATCAAAGCTTTCCATTTGGGCTCATATATCATTGAGCTGTCCTTGAAGTAATCGAATTATAAGTAACATCTACATTACATACCAACGTTCTTCTTTTTGCTTTTTTATTGGTGAAAGGATAAACAACATGTTTCATGTCATAGGGAAAAATATAAAAATCTCCAATCTTTACCTGAGGAGAATAATCCGCTTTAACAAATTGACCACTAGCATTCCCTAAAATTTGAAGTCGTCCATTCATCGGTTGATCAGGTTGTGTGAGTTCAGGTCCATAGTCCTTGGGAAGTTTAAGGATCATCACCGAAGATAAACCTGTATAGAGTTTACCTTTATGAACATGAACAGGATTGTAATCTCCTGCTTTCATTTCATTAACCCAGATGGAATTAATATCCATATGATATTCTTGAATTTTATTCCATTTTAAATAATGATCAAAAACAGAATAAAACCACTTTAAAACATCTTCCGAAACATAGCTATGAGCATGCATTTTTTCTGTATTAGGTCCCGAAAAAAATAAAGATACTTCATCAGGAATCTTACCAGCGAGTTGCTTGTTGGCATTGGGTAAATGTTTCTTTTGAGTTTCGTAAAGTTCATTGAGTCCTACAAAGATTTCAAGAGGAACTTGATACTTCAAAATCGATTGACCTAAAACTACAGACTCAAAGTTCATATAAATTTAATTTTTCCATATTGCTTTATAATTTCTGGAGGAAGGATATTAACATCCGTTTTACTTTTAATCAATTTTTTTGTATTAATCGTATGCAAATCTTTGCCCATAATAGTATCATCGTATCCTAATCCATTAATTTTCACTTGTTCTAAATTAATAAAACGATGTTTAAAAGCAGGTATATTAAAAAATTTATAGATCCCTTTCATTGTAGCCTTGGGTTTTTCTACAATCTCTTTATAATCTATGAAATGAACATGGTGTTTGTTTTCTGGTTTTAATAAATTGTGCATACATCTCATTTCCACTCTCATTTGACCATTATCTCTCATTAAGTAATGACAGGCTTCAGTAGGATTTTTAGTACGTCGACGAATAAAACTATTAGGAGTTTTCAAAGACCAAGAAATCCACGAAGCTAAAACTTCTAGTAGAGGCCTCACGAGAAAAATAATCTTAATTTCTTGTTTAAGATGCTTTTTTAAAAGATAAAGATATTCCTCTACTCCAGCTGGTCCTCGATCAATAATATATTTATAATTCCAATCTTTATAATAAGCGGAATAAACTATATCTAATACATTGTCTAAAGAGGAATGATCAGGATAGTTTATAAAAACATCTTTATATTTAATATTAAAAATATCTTTATAAATTTCTAAAGAAGCACTTTTGGGAGTGCAACAAATATCAGGGTTCTGATTAAGAATAGAGGTAAGCAAAGTATTTCCTGAGCGAGGAAATCCCGCTAGAAAAAAGATTTTCTTATTTTTTGCTAGCTTCATATTCTGTAGGAGTATAATCTTTTGTAGCAGCCATCAGATCTTTAGGCACTTCACTCGTAACAATTTTAATAGGAACTTCTTTAATACCTAATTCATGAGCAGCGAGCCAACGATTATTACCAATACAACACATATATCGATCTTCGACCTGAATACATAGTAAAGGATTAATGATTCCTCTTTTTTTAATGGAATCTCTTACCTTTTGATAAAAAGGACTTTCCCTTTGATTCCAAGGAGCAGCTTCAATTTTTTTGTTTCTGAGAAATACTTTTTCGATTGGCACCATCATACTTTAGTTCTCCTGATTTTCTGACACGTTTTAAAGTTTCAAGTTGACCCAATACATTAAAAACTTCAGGTTGCGAAGAGCCTGGAGTCAAAGTCAGTTTTTTCTGTTCAAGTTGATGTAGGTATGATTCGGCCTGGTGAGTGTTCACATCTCGATCATCAAAGCTACCATCACAAAATTCTTTTTTTAATTTGGACCAAGTTGAAATTTCTCTCATTCGATCTTTAGCCGTCAGCTCCATGTTAGCTCGGCTATAAAATTTTTCTTCGAGTTCAATTTGTTTAAGTTCTTTCTCTAAAGAATCTTTTTCTTTTTTGATATCTTTTTGAATCTTTTTAATTTCGATAGCGTTCTTTCGATACTCAAAAGAAAGATGCATCAAACTATCAAAATGAGAATTTTGTTCTCTTACTGATTGCCAATATTTTGATGCTTTGGTTCCATGCTTAGCATCATTTAAAACAGAGAAACGCATTTCGGTTTCCGTTCTAAACATTTGTTTCTTGACCCAATTGTCCTGAAGTTCAGGAACCATCTTTTTAAATTCACTGGCTTCAGATTTATCCAGTAAAACCATAAGGTGCTTGACCTGCTTATCGGCTTCCTTTTGTATATTTCTTCTGTCTTTATTCATTCTTTCTCTACTATATGTTATTTTTACGAATCGGTAAAGGTTACTGTTGCACTTCCATTATATCCTTTTAAATCATTACTGGTAGAATTATACCAGATTTCTCCTTCTATAGGATTTGATGGATCACTCGAAAGTATCTGTATTAATCCTCCTTTTATGTCTATATAATCTGCCATTAGTCGTATGTCACCGTTTTAACTGAAGTTCCATCATAAAATCTTAATTCTCCCGTATCAGTTCTATACCACACTTGTCCCTCTATAGGATTTGAAGGATCAGCACTTAAGCTCTCAACTCTAACACCTTTTATACCATTATAATCAGCCATTGTTCATTCCTACGGTAGTGTATATTTTACGGGTCTTGGCATATTTACTACGGAAGATGTTTTTTGTGCTTCTGGTAAATTATCCCACTCAGCTTGCTGTTCTTCTACTTTCCCGTCAACAATCGCTTGTGCTTCAGCAGCTGTCTTAGGAGTGCCATTTACTCTTTGGATCCAGGCTCTCCCTGTACGCTTATCACCTACAACCCAAATGCCATCGAAAGCAGACAGATAAAAACTAGTACGATCTTGATGCGTAAAAAATCCTACGCCTGTGTTAGTCGCTGTACAATATAAATGTGCCATGATTTCCTTGTTAACTCACTGTTATAGTTTTAGTTGCAATTGGTGAATTATCCCATAATTCTGTGGCAAGATTTGGCGATCCTTGGTCACCTCCAACAGCCAGATAAGATTCATTTGTTCCTATACTTCCTACTTTACTTCTTCCCTGTGTCAGTTGTGTAACTGCTGCCCACGAAGTACCATCCCATTGTTCGCAGCGCCCTACTGTGACTGGAGGGTTGGCATTGGGTGCTCCTCCTACCGCTAGTGTTGCAGTTATAGTTCCATTTGGAGCTGCTCCATTCTGCTGACGAGGGACGTTCAGATCAGGAGATGCAGCCCATGAAGAACCATCATATGTGTTACATTTGCTCCCCTGTGGCGACGGGGTACCGCCTATTCGCATAGCAGATGTTTGAATTCCTGACGTGCCGCCAAGACCTAACGGACCTGGATAATCTCCAGCCTCTGCCCATGAAGAACCATCATATTCGAAAGTCTCATCTCTGTAACCCACTGCGGCTTGAAATCCTTGACATCCTAGGGCTGCTGTTTGAGTTCCACATCCATTACCGTAGTAAAAACCTGCTGGATAATTTCCTCCAGCTGCCCAACTTGTTCCATCATATTCATCAACATTATTAAGAGCCCAAGGGGCGCTCTGTAAGCCTCCCGTCGCGGTTAGACCAGCAGCGACAGTTCCGCAGGTCCAATTGAATCTTCCAGCCACAGGGCGATCATTTTCTTCAGACCAACATGTTCCATTATATTCTTCGACTAACGCTGAAGGCACATCGGGTGGTGTCATGCCACCGACAACCGCACCTGCTGTTGTCGTTCCCATGCCGCCGGGCCATCCGGCTCGTGATGCGTTTAAATTTCCTCCAGAAGCCCAAGACCCTGAACCCGCGGCAGATATATGAAACTCATTGTCAGCAGAATTATAAAAAAGTTGTCCTAACGTGTCCGCCGGCGTAGGATCCGATCCTATTTTTTGAACTGTATAACCCTTTATACCTTTATACTCAGACATAATTATTTATCTTTCAATAGCCAACCTTGTGTTGCATCTACATAAACTAAAGTAAAAGCTGCTCGTTCAACAGCAACTGTTAAATCTGCACCAGCTCCTTGAATATTGTGAGAATTTCTTCCGATAGTTAAATTATTTGAATCAAATGTTGCTGCATAGTCAATAAACGAAATTTCATCTCCTATAGTTGCAGAAGTAGGTAGTGTAACCGTAAATGCTCCACCTGTTGTATTACAAAAGTATCCTTCGCCTGCTGTAGCATTCGCTGGATCAGCCGTAATAACTGCTTGCCATGAAGCTCCTCCCGAAATAGTTGTCCATGACAAAGTTCCTGAAGCATTGGATGTTAAAGCATCTCCTGAAGTGCCTGCATCTGCTAGAGGTAAAGTGTAAAGTGTGTCTTCAGTTAAATTGCCTGCTCTAAAGCCTGCATAATTAGTTCCTGTGTCTGAGTCTTCATAAATTTTAAGTGTTCCGCCTTGCGTAGAATTCCCTGCAATAATAAAAGATCCAGTCGTATCCGGAGTGACGGTCACGTCTCCTCCTGCTGCATCAGTAATAACAATCTTGCTTGAACTGCTTCCACTATTGGTATTAAGAACTAAATCAGTTGCTCCACCAGTAGTAACAGTTAAAGTTCCTGCACCATTTGAAGTTAGAGTAGCTGCCGCTCCTGAATCTCCAACTTTTACGGTATCTCCTGCTAGAACAACATCTCCCGTTCCTTTAGGTGTAATATTAATATCAACATTAGAATCGCCTCCTTGAGAAGTCAGCGTTGGGCCATTGCCCGTTGCTGCATTAGCTATTTTAAATTCGTTAACGGCTGAAGTTGTTGTACCCCAGACTAAATTTTCATTTCCATTAGCATCGGCGACATATCCACCATCTGCATATTTAGGAGCTGTGAATGTTTTATTAGTAAAAGTAGTTGTAGAATCTGCGGTAACGGCTCCGGCAATATTAACTTCAACCAGATCCGTTCCACTCATGTAGACTAGTTTTTTGTCTTTAGAGCCAGTAGCAAAAGTAGTTCCGGATCCTGAATCTGATGCTCCTTTTAACTGAACAGTATAACTTCCACTTGTGTTATTAAAAACAACTTTCAATCCTTCTGTAGCAGTAGGGAAAGTTACAATTTGATTTCCTGTAATAGTTCCAGTCAATTCAAGAACCATATTACGAGCAGCATTTGTTAAACTATCAGCCGTAGATGTAGCATCTCCATCCGTCATTAATAGCGCTGTAGTTTGAGCTCCACCCGCAATGGTTTGTGAATGATAGCCTGATGCGGCTTGTTGAATAATATCTAAATTTGTATTTGTTTTGGTACCCCAGGTTCCGGCATTCTCGCCGGTTGCCATTTTTTCGATACCTAAATAGTTATATGTTGATGCCATAAATTTCCTAAGCTGCTTCTTTGCCTGTTACGTCGGTATAGCTGGTATTTGATCCAGTTGCAACCTCCGAATACGAAGTATTCGAACCTGTTGAAACATTACTATAAGACGTATTAGAACCTGTGTCAATATTCGCATAATGGATAATTCCAGGAGTTCCAACCGCTGCTGTCATAGCATCGAGAGATAATCCTACTAATTGATCTGGAATAGTTGCAATTGTTCCTAAAGAAGCTGTTGCCGCGACGCCTGTAACTGGGAATTTATATTCAATGATCACGGATCCAATAGATCCTGTCATTGCATCTAAAGTAACTCCGGTAACTGTAGCAGGACTTAATTCTCCTACTGAAGCCGTCATTTCAAATCCAGTTAAAGGAATTCCTACGTTTGGAATAGTAACCGAACCAAGACTCATGGTTGCTGCTACTCCACTTGGTTCTACAACCACGCCTGAAAGAGCAGTTGCGGTTCCTAGTACACCGGTTGCTGCAACTCCTGTTAATGGAACTCCGACATTTGGAATAGTAACCGAGCCCAGACTCATGGTCGCTTCTACTCCAGTCAATCCCATATATTGATCAGCTGGTATAATACTTCCAACAGCTGAAGTTGCGCTGACTCCAGTCAATCCCATTACTTGATCGGCTACAGTAACAGATCCAATAGATGCAGTTGCTGCTACTCCAGTAAGTGCGAAAGATACATCAGTGACCGCAGTAGGAGTTCCTAAACTTGCAGTGGCTTCTAAACCAGTAATAGTTGGAGTAACATCAACAACAGTACTTGCTGTTCCTAAACTTGTAGTTGCTGAAACACCTGTTACTTCAACTAGGGCATCATCTAGATCGCCCCATTCATTTTGACCCCAGCTGAGAGCGCCCCAACCTTGAGTAAGAACAGTAGCTTCGTTCCAACCTGCTTGTCCCCAGGTTAATCGTCCCCATCCTGATGATACATCTGCCATAAGGAAGGACTCCTTATGCTATTCTGAGTATGGCTGTAGAAGCAGCTGCCGCTGGAAATTGAATTGTGAAAGTTCCTGACGTCGCGGTTTTATCTCCACCGAACGCAATCGCCGCCACAGCATCAGTTGTTCCTGTGCCTGTGCCAGTTGTAGTATTATAAATAAGAGCCGCGTTTGCAGTGAAAGATGCGTCCGTCCATGAGACGTCTGAAAAATCTGTATAAGCAGTTGTGCTACTTGAAACAGGAGTTACATTAGTTAAAGCTTCTCCTCCTGCCGTATACGCAGTTCCTGAAGTATTTGTAATTTCTTCTGAAGTTGAATAATCAGTTGTCGCTGCTGCCAACGTTGCATCGCTATCATACATTGCAATTTTAAAACTATCTCCAGTAGAAGCGGTAAAGTCCATTTGACCCTTCATAAGTAAAACTTTGAATGAGGTACAGACTGCTGATGTATTTGCCATAATTTATTCCTATTGTGGTGGAGATTCGATTGGTATCCGAATCGTACCATCCGTATAATCGTCTCTTCGTCTTCGTCCAATTTGCTCTGCAGCAAATTTCTCTACTTCCTGTTTATATCTATTTTCATATAGTGTCAACATGTCCATTGGGCCTTTTAAAAAACTAAAAGCCTCAACTAAAGTGGCGTATAAAAAGCCATTTGGAAAATTCTGACTCATCCAAGTTGTTGTATTACTAGAGCTCAAAGCGGTTGGTTTAGCGTTAAAATGTACCTGAAACATATAAGCGGCATCCGGAACAGGAGCAATCATATAACGTCCTGACGTGGTATCCGTCGTTCCTGTAGCTCCTCCAAACTGTGCATAATATTTAGGACTTCCTGTAGCCGTATTAGCGGCAACATACTCATTTAAAAAAGTTTGATCTCTTTTAATTAACCAAACATTCGCCCCTGTGATAACAGAAGTTGAAGTATAAACTTGAATTCCTCGAGTAAACAAACAGCCAGCAGGACAGTTAATCGTTTGTTGTCCTGAAACTAAACTTCCTGATTGTTGTTTTCGATCCGCATCGATGGGAACATCACGCAGCATTCTAAATTCTGCATTTTCAATAAATTGATTTGTAATCGTTGATGTAAGAACACCTGTTCCTACTTCAGTATAATTACCAATTGCTGTCGTTAGTGTTGCGTATGTCCATCCTGCCATTATGCTCTAGAGTTAACCGGACCTGCAAAAGCCG